CTAACATTTACTGTCAACATCTTGTGTATTGAAGCCAATTCAAGAGGGGCTAGATAACAATCTAAATCCTCATCAAATCTCCAAGTGCGTTTTAAAAAACTAACATCTTTTAAAGACACATATGGAATACTCTCTGAATCCTTATCGGCCATGGTGTAAGTAATACCTATAGTCTTAAGGGTCTCTTGGATAGTTGTATGGTTAAACCAATCTACTGATTTAGATACTCCCATAATATTATCATCTCCATAAGTCATCAAAGCAACATTCTTCTTAAAAGAAGAACATTCCTTATTAGGATTTGTTTGATAATAACAATATCTCATATAAAGAGAATTAGCTAAACCATTAATAATGACAGTAAGGGGATGACCAGATGGATTAGAACCAAAAAATTGAATAAGGTCTCCATTAAAATCAACTAATGGAAAAGCTGTATCCATAGCTACACCTTTACAGATTTGTAAATCATCATGAGTATAACCAGCTTTCCCACACATCCATATAAGGATATCAAAAGCAGCTAAAATAATAGAAGGTGGCATACTTTTATCAAAAGCAGCATAATCACCAGCTATCATTCTATCCTCACCATATTTGGTCAAATACCGTCCAATTTGGTCCCATTCAATCGACTGTGGATTAGTACCTGGACCTGCTTCAAAGATATATTTATTTCTTTGAATCACACGAATACTAGAAAGAAAATATTTTCTTACTACTATTGTCCAATCTACTGGAGCTCCAGTGAAAACACGAGTTTTCCCAATAGCTATTTTTGAGAATTTAGTGGGTTCATCCTTAAGATGGCCCGTAAATACAGGATGAGTTCTTTCACCACTTATGTATCTTTCCTCAATATCATCCACTCGATCCATAATTTCATCAGTAAAACATACCGCCTCAGGATAGTCATCAATTGGGTCATCGATGAGAAAATGCTTCTTGGATTTACACCAAGGAGCACCCATAGATGTATCTCGTGGCATTTTATCCACAAATTTAACTCCATTAGCTCCATTAATAGCTGTGAAATTATCATAAACTTCAATCAGCTTAAATTCATCCTCTGGCAATGAAGACTCAATATCACAAATGAATGCTTTAACACAATTATTCAAGATATCTTGATCTAATAAAGTAGTTGGTTTAAGCATCTCAACTGCAGCACGCCGCCATGGCACCCATCCACTCATAAGTGGTTTACCATGTTGAACAGTAGTTCCTAAGGTATCACAAACAGCATCACAAATATAACTTTTTGTCACACCACTTGTTGGTTTACGTCTAAAACCAGCAAAAGTACCATACACATCAGCACTCCCATCCTCTATATAACGGATTACACTTTTTTCATGCAAATTCTCCACAGTCCGTGAAACACTTTTTGAAGATAATTTAGGATTTCCTTCATTAACTTGCAAACGATATGTTTTCATTATTGGTTGAAGAACTTCGCGAGTTAAAGGAGTACACACGCTAATGTTATCTCCACCTAATGCGTGAATACCTGCAATAAAGCAGCCATGTCCACTCTCAACTACTAGAGAAGAACCACAATCACCATTCTGAGTTGGAACATCAACAGTACACTCATAAGAATGTACTATATATCCATTAATATCATGGTAATTGGGACGAATAGGTGCAGCTTTTCGGTTGGAAATTTTCCCCAGCATATCTCGTGTAACAAGTTTTCCTTTAAAAACACCTGGCAAAAAGTTTTGAGGAATATACTTCATCAAATCCTTTTTTGGTGGTAAATTTTGTATTTCAATAATACATAAATCCACTTCAGGACACCTGCGAATCATTGAAGGCGTTACAATTATTTTCAAATTAGGAGTAACACCATCAGTAACTTCTCGTTGGATAATTTCCATCTCAAATTTATTACAAATAGGTATGCCGTGATTATTAGCCACATAAATTTGACCACCTAAACCAAGCAAACCTTGGCATTGCATTTTACCATCCCCCTTGCGACAGATGACATGAAGAGTATTCTTCTCAACAAGTGTGATCAAATGGGGTAAATTTCCAGTTAAACATTGCGCACTAGTGGGTACATCAAAAGGGGTTAATTTAAATTCAGATTTATACCAAACATTTTCACCTCGCTCCTCATGTTCTTTTGGTCTAACACCAACATCACGAGCACGAATACTCTGAGGTTTAATTTTGGAACCAAAAATCCAACTTGCCAATTTGAAAGTTGAAAAACCAACAGTCAATAAACCTGCTAAAGTTACCAAAAGAGGAATCTTGCCTATTTTCCTATGTACTTGATCTCCCATAAAGGAGAATAAGTGCATGATAATCCGTGAATCAGATGTAGCGCTTAACAAAAAGCACCAAATCAACTGTCTAAACACGTGAAAACGATAAAGATACCTCACACTAGACCTAAACAGGGTAAACTCAAGAAAACAGTATGAACCAAATTGTAGTATCCAGTATATAAAATAATTACCGATGCCTAAATCCCACGCTGCTTTCTCAGCTCGTTGACTTTTAAAGATATCTATTCCAGCCGATGCTAGATCATCTAAATTAAATTTAGAACTAATAGTATTATCTTTTTCTTCTACTTCAGAAATTATTGGGATAGGTTCTTGCATAACACCAAATTGAGACCGAAGTGATGAAAAATCATCATCACAATCAATACAACTTTCATCATAATCACAATCACATTGTTTAGATTGTAAGTGTAATTCAGAAAATTGAGGGCAATTACGCAAAGGTACGAAATGACAATCGCACATCTTAATATTCTTAAATTTATCATTTCCTTCAATAACTTTCTTTTGTTGTTTATCATGTTTTTCCCATACTTTCTTATACCAACAAAGAAATTCACTAATTTCATCAGTTTCAAGCTCAGGAGAATACTCAGCATATTGCCTATCAATAGGTTGACCAGCTAAAGGTGTTACTCTCTCAACTTTAATATCCCACCAATTGGGATATTCATCATCTTCAACCATTTTGACTTTTTGGCCATCTAACATGCACTCATCCCGTGCATATTCAGCTTTTGGTTTCAAAGTAATAACATAAGGAAAACGTCTCTGAACTGCTAAAGGATTTGAAAAATACAGATGTGCATTTAAATTCTTAGTATTGGTGGTACCAATAACTAATTCACAGCACATAGGTATTCTTCCCTTATCAGGTAAATCCGCTTGATTAGTGATATAAGGAGCATTATTAACAGCTTGAATCACATTCAAAACTGAAGGATCAATTCCTTGTGCTTTATCTGGATGCATAAATGCAGCATCATCAATAAGCCAGCACCATTGATTAGTGGTAAAACCTGATTGAAACTCATCAGCAAAATTAACAGCATACTTATACTCCGAACCCTCTGGCAAATTAGCCACTCGAGCATGGTAAGAGTATAGAATATCTGTAAAAGTTGATTTACCAACACTAGAACCTGCATAAACTAAAATAGAAAATGGGGCTTTACGTGTTTTTTGAGCTGCGCCTTTAGTAAGATTATCAGCTTGAATCATCTTCATTTCACACAAAACTGAGCGAACCAATTTACGCTCATTTTGTCCAATCTCACTAGCAAATTTGGAAATATTTTCTCCTCTTTCAATAGCATCAGCTAAATCCTTTAAAAATTCAAATTTAGTAAAACCATGAGGTTCAGGATTTGCCAATAACTTCGACTTAACTTTAATGTTAATTGCATCATCAAACCATTTTTGGTATGTCTTACTCGAATGTATTAAAGGAGCAAATGTCCCTAATTTAATACATTGCGTACCTTGTTCACACAAGAATAACATTGTATCAAATAGACAATGCACAAAAGAAGGTCCTAGATAATACTCTTTTCTAATAGCTTCTTGAGCTAAACGAGAATATTGAAGTTTAGTCATATTAATACCTACACCTGAAAATAATTCATTTGCCAAACAATACATTGCTAGTTTATACAATTTTTTAATCAAAGGACTTTTGGAAAAGTCATCATAATTATCTAAAAATTGTCTAGCACTCTCCATGGGAGTGGATTGTAAAACAAGTTCTCCATACAATTCTTGAATCATATCATTCAATGTTTGAATCAAGGAACTCCTTACAATTGGTCCATCACTACGTAATTTTGCAAAATTTATCACAGCTACAACTAAATCAGTTTTAGAAGTATGCGAAACAACGTGATAAGCAAAAATAGAGACATCTTCTATTAGCTTTAGTGCATAATTAGAAACATATTCCTCTGTTTTCAAAAATTTACTAAATGGTGTAGATTGAAGTTGTAATCTTGATTTCTCAACTTTACATACTTCAATTTCACATTGGGGAATAATTTCTGGACGTATTATCATCTCCAACGGTGGGGATCCACCAAGTCCAAAATTGAACTTAATGGTTAATTCGGATTTATTTCTCATATTGTAATCACACAATAAAATGTGTTTATTCAATATTGGTTTCTCCCTGAAATATAAATTAAATTTAAATTTCGGAATACGAGACATCCAATATACGTCACGATCATAACGATCTACATTCATCTCCATGAATGCTTGTACAACATTGTACAATTCATCACAAAAAGTAACACTACTTACATTGTACACTAAATTATTATAGTGTACCTTTACATCAATTGGTTCAACAACAGTTGGAACCACTACATCACGCTTACGACAAGAGGCTAATTTCAAAAATTTTAAAAATTTAAAATTGCCACCATGTAAAAAGTTGAACCTACATGAGACAACTTCAAATTTACGCATATTATACAAAGAAAGTGGGATAAAGTCTGTAGGACTCAATAATTTTTCCTTAAAAAATAAAGAGAAATCATAAGTCCATTCACGACGCTCCCGGTCCAGCATCATATTCCCGCTGGAAAGGTTTAAGCTTTGCAAATGCATAGCAACTGCTTCATATAAATGAGCAGAAAAAGTAACTTCAGGAATTAAAAAATTCCCGAAATCTCCGTGCACTACTGTGGAGTTCACAACACGTTCTAAAGGAGAAATTCTCACTTTCTTTCCAAATGGGTTAATACTTGCTAATAAATCAGTAGTATTATCCCATACATCAGCACTCATACCTGGTGCTGGCATCATCATATCGGTTAGGTTGTTTAAAAGGTTAAAAAGATTAAAAGACACTATGGCTGATTCTAGTGCTCTGCAGATCTAATGCCAGGTTATTCCCTGGGGCTTACCATCGCACAATGGTTACCTAAATCTTTGTTTAATTATCAGAGGATTTGCTTAAGCAGTGATCATGAAATAATTAAACGAACTTTTTGTAGTCTCGCAAAATGATCAATATAAAACTCTTCCGCTCAGGTTTTCTTTCTGGGTGATCTTTACCAGAAAGACTCTCTTGGTAGTTATTTTATATTGCACTTGTTTAGTTTTTACATAAAGAGGTTCTTTAAAATCGTAATCTACATACAGTTTATAAGGGCTCACTGAAAACCTACTATATTAATAGAGAATAGAGATTTCGGCACGATTTCACTCATGCTTACAGACTTATTCAATAATATAGATTTGAACAATAAATTTTATACACAAAATTGTTCGTATGTGTGGTTAAACGCTTTTACTTCCAAAGGAAGATGTACTTTGAGGGTGTACATTACCCATCAATAAAAGGGAATAAAAATCCCTAGAGGAGAGCTGGAAAACCAGCCCTCCTTAAAGGGAGCAAAATTGCTCCCATAACTATAAATGTTTTAAGGTGGAACAAGTAAACCTATATATTCATATATGGGTTGTAGATACCCATCACTATCAGTCTAGTTTTAGTTCCACTGATGAGGAACTACCTTTTACAGTGGTAAGCTGTTTGTCTTATAATATTTATTTTATCGAGAGATTTAGACTTCTACCATCTCGTGCGTTTATTTTAGCTGGTGCAAACCAGCGCTCGCCAACCATGTTGGCGAACCACCTCCTCTCAATGAGGAGGTGACAAAAAATAATCTAAGAATCCTTAACAACTCGGATTCACAGGTTATGATAATTATTCCATGTTTGAGACT